GTCTGTAGACGGTGTTGAAGAGGAAAGCATCACAACTATCAAGTATCGTGCTCCAAGACTGTATACAGCACAATACAGAGCAGTTACAGAGCAGGATTATGAGACTATTACTCAGATGGTTTATCCTGCTGCAGTGGCAGTTAAGGCATATGGTGGAGAAACTCTAACTCCACCAATTTACGGAAAAGTTTATATTGCTATCAAAACAAAATCAGGTACTCAACTTAACGAAGCAACTAAAAAGTCAATCGTTAAAAACTTGAAAGAGTATGCCATGGCTGCTATTGAACCAGTCATTGTCTCAGCAGATGAGTTGACAATGAATATTAAGTCATATGTATACTATGATCCAAATCTAACCACAATTAGTAATACAGATCTAATTGGTAAAGTACAGGGGATTATCAAAGAGTATAATGATCAATCTAATCTGAATAAATTTGGAAATAGAATTGATTACTCTAAACTTAATTGCCTTATTGATACTTCAGATCCTTCAGTAAAAGGTAACATTACACAGGTAACATTAACTAAAAAGTATTCACCAGACTTCGGACAAAACAACTCAACTTGTGTTAACTACGGACAAGGTTTAATCAATCCAAATGATTTTGTTGGTAGTGGTAATGGAGATGGTGGAATGTGTAAGGCATTGTTTAACTCTGTAATTACTAATGAATTTTACGTAGATGGTATAACTGAGCAGTTGATCAATCTCAATTTCTCTGATCAACTTGATGCAGGAGTATTTGTAAGCAATAGTGCAACTGCATATGTGCCTGTGAGAATGAGAGATGATGGAAAGGGAACTTTACAATTAATCACGACAATCAACTCAAAAACTATCATCCTACGAGATAGTATCGGAACAGTAGATTACAAAAAAGGAATTATTTGTTTCGGACCTTTGAATATTTTTGGAGTTGCAGGTACTGCTGGTATTGCTTCTCCGACAGGAACTGGTTCAACAGGAACTATAAATATTACAGCACTTCCTGCATCCCCAATTGTTACACCACCACCAGGTACATTGTTAGATATTTCTATCCCAACAATTATCCCACAAGATGTTGCTGTAGCAACTGGTTCTGCTGGAACATTTGATCCATTTACATTAGATCCAAATACCATCGGTACAATTAATGATCTAAATCTAGGGGATATCTTAACTTCATTCCCAGATATTGATGATCCTTCTATTACATCATGTTTCTAATATAAAATCATAATAAGTTTAGGGTAAGACATGAACATTAAGGTATCCGACAGAGTAAAAGAACAGCAACCACTGTTTATTCAGGAAGAAAATGAAATCTTTTACTCTCTTCTCCAAGAATACTACAAATCACAAGAAAAAGTTGGACGTTCATATTCTATTGTTAATGATCTAAATCATTACTTAGATGTAAATACTTACGGTGGATTCTCCTTAGCAGACTCTACAATTTTGTTGAGTGATGTTGGATACCAAGATAAAACTGTGTTTGTGCAGGATGTAACTGGTTTCCAAGAAACTGATGGTTCCTTCATGATTGATAAGGAAGTATTTTATTATGAAACTATCACTAAGTCTCCAAATGTTGTCTTAACTCCAGGAATTAGTTCTCAAGAATTTGATTCTAGATATCAGGTTTTAGAATCTTTATTATCATACTTGGTTCCTACTGGAACCCCACCAGCAATGAGAAATACGTATCCATTACGTGTTGCTGGACAACCAGTAAGTCCGATTGATTCTGAGCACTTAATTGTTTCTCTATATGGTAAAGTATTAAAACCAGGTGTAGATTATAATATTGATGGTACAAATATTGTTTTTACTCAAACTCCAAGACAAAGAACTTCAGTAGATGGTGAAGGTGGTACTTACATCAAGTATCTACTAGGATTTGCTCAGAATGCAGTTGAATCACTCGATGAAATTACTTGTGTTCAAGGTAGAAGAAAATATCCACTAACCTTAAATAGTGCTGCATATATTCCTAGATCTGAAATTCTTTCTGTTGTTACTTTAGATAAAGTACTTCTAAATCCTTATGAGGATTATGTATTTACATCAGATCATCAAATTTTATTGACATTTAATCCTTCACCTTCAGCAAAACTCTTTGTTAGAAATATTGAATATACTGCCAAAGAAGTTGGTTCTGGTGCAAGAGTTATTTCTAAGGTAAATAACGGTCAATTGTCTGACATTATTGTTTTAGATGGTGGTTCTGGTTATTCAATTAATTATATACCAAAAGTTACTGTAGATGCTGTCAATGGAAAAGATGCAACTGCAGTTGCACTAATTGATGGTGTAAAGTCTTTCAATCTTCTTTATGGTGGTACTGGATATACATCACAAAATCCACCATTGGTTACATTTGATGATCCTCCAGAAAACGGTACTAGACCAGAAGCAGAGGTAGTTGTAGATGATGCTACTGGGTCTGTAAGTGAAGTTATTATCAAAAACAGTGGATCTGGTTATGCGACTCCACCAAAAGTCAAGTTTATAAATCCAGGTGGAGCAAAAATTACACCTAAGGCATTAATTGATGAAAATGGTAAAATTATCCCTGGAAGTTTAGAAATTCTTGCTAGTGGCAATGGATATAAAACACCTCCCCTAATTTATATTGATCCCCCAACAGCAGAAGGTAGTAATGCTGCCATTTTAAGAGCAGTTCTAACGGATGGTCAAGTAAGTGGGTTTACTGTATTATCTCTAGGTAATGGATATACATTTGAACCAAGGGTTAGAATTGTAGATCCAGTAGGAGCACAAATTCTAGATGTAACTGTAAATAATGGTAGTGTAATTAATATTGAATTGCTTACTGGTGGTACTGGGTATATTGATCCTCCATCAGTATACATTGTTGATAATAGAAAAGATATCAACGGTGTTCCTTTTGGTGGAAGTGGAGCAAAAGCAACTGCTACAATCTTTAATGGTGCTATTACAGACATCAATATCACATCTTTTGGAACAGGTTATTCTGATTCTGAACCACCAACCGTTTTCATTTCACCCCCACCTGAAGCACGTGCGTCTGTACAAGTAGGTGTTGGAGAAGTCACTGGATTTACTGTAGTTACTCCAGGTCAAGATTACACCCCATCTTCATTTGCAAATGTTAGTAGAGGTGTAAGTAATTTTGTAAACTTTGATGATAATGGTGAACAAATTTTTAGAAATGAATTACAATCTAGACCAAGAAGACATGCATCTGGATCTTTAGTTAAAAATTTAGACTCGTTATTCTTATTGCAAATTTTCAACAGATTTGTAAATCAATATTTACCATCATTTAATATTGATTACACTAAAGTTAATGCTTCACAGATTATTAAATCTATTAAAGATTTTTATCTATCGAAAGGAACAAAGAATGCACTTGAATACTTATTCAAGATCGTATTTGGTGAGAATGTAACTATTTCATATCCAAAAGAGGAAGTCTTTAAACCATCTGCTGCAACATGGGCAGTGGATACAGTATTGAGAGCAAAATTAGTCAGTGGAGATCCAAACAATCTTGTTAATACTCTAATTTATCAGTATGAAGACGATGTTGATATGAACGTTAAGTTCGCATCTGCTTTAGTTGAAAATGTAATTTCAATTTTCATTGGTGAGAATCAAATTTATGAAATTTCAATTTCAGAAGAAACTAAAGTTGGTAACTTTATTATTCCATACAAAACAAGACTAGTTGAAGAACTTGATGTAGATACCAATATCATCACAGTAGACTCAACCTTAGGTTGGCCAGAAAGAAACGGCACCATTATCATTGGTAGTGATGAAGATAATCAAGAGTATATTCAATATAAAGAAAAAACACTAAATCAGTTTTTAGAATGTACACGTTCTAAGAATGGTGTAGTTGAAGATTGGGATGCTGGAACACTAGTTTCTGCTAATATTTTCTTATACGCAAATAAAGGTTCTGAAAATGAAGTAGTTTTACAAGTTGTTGGTATTGCAGAAGCAGCAACAACAAAACTTACTAACACTGGATCATATTACCTACCTGGTGACAAACTATCTGTTGCAAAACTTGGTGCAACAACTGATGATAATAGAGTTACTAACTGGCTATTTAATGTTAAAAAATTAGTAAGTATTGAATCTATTGTTCCAGGTGGTCTCAATAATAAGACTGCAACTGTAACCTGTACTAATCCTCATGGTCTACTTGTAGGTGACCAAGTAACAGTATATGGTGCAAATCCTATTGTATACAATGGTTCGTTCTTAGTTACTTCTCGTGTTAATGATTTCGTATTCTCATACGAGTTGCCACAACCTGCTGAATTATCCCCTCAGGGAAATATTCTTATTTCAGTCGATTTAAACAAGGGTAAGAGTGATGATTTCCAAATCAATAACTTAATTAGCAAATACACCAGCAATATTCAAAATACATTTTTTAATAGAGAGTATGCATATGTTGCTTCCACTGGAATTCCTAACTATAAGATCGGACCTTTCTTAGAATCTGCTTTAATTCCAGGCAACCAAAGAAAATTATATAGATTACCACTAAAACCAAATACAACTTCAGTAAGAAATTCTATTGAACCTGGTCCTATTGGAACATGGATTAATGGTGTAACAGCATGGTCATATAAGTCTAACTTGTCGGTAATTTATGGTGGAATTACTGATATTGATATCATCAGTCCTGGTGAAAATTATGATGCTGCAAACCCTCCAATCTTAACAATTAGAGGTGGTGGTGGATCTGGAGCGGAAGCAGAAGTAACTGTTAATGGTTCTATATTTGCATTTGAAGTTACCAATGGTGGATCTAATTATAAAGAGGAACCATTGGTATCGATTGTCGGTGGTGGTGGATCTGGAGCAACTGCTAGAGCAATTATTACAAATGGTGTAGTTAGTCAGATTTTAGTTGAATCTCCAGGAGAAGGTTATACTTCAGAACCAATAATTAGTATTTCTGGTGGAGAAGGTTTTGGTGCTACAGCAGTTGCACAAGTTAGAGGTCCAATTAAAACTGTTAAAGTTACAAATAGTGGTCAAGATTATACTTCTATTCCAAACGTAGTACTAAGTTCTGGTGAAAATGCTGAGGCACAACCCATTATTATTAATGGAAGACTTGTCTCTATTGCTGTTATTAATTCTGGTACTGGATATACAACTGCACCAAATGTTTATATTAATGGAGATGGATTTGGTGCTAAAGCAAAAGCAATTATTGGAACTATTGGTGAAGATAAAGGAAAGGTAATCGGTATTCAAATTATCAATAGAGGTGTTGGTTATACCCAGGGTAGAACTTCTATTAGACTAGAGGCTATTGGACAGAATGCAGTATTTAGAACAAAAGTATTTGAATGGACATATGATTTAGAAAATCAATTATCTTCAAAATATGATGGGGCACGTGGTTACGTATTTGCTGGATATAACACACAATATGGTGGTGAATATGCTCATGTTTCAAACCCACAAACTCTAAGATATGTTCTTGGAGATAACGTATTTAAAGACGAAGATCAAGTTATTCAAGAAAAAGATGGAACCTTCTTGCACTCACCTATTATTGGATGGGCATTTGATGGTAATCCAATCTACGGTCCATATGGTTATACAGATCCTACAGACTCATCTAAGGGTGTTCGCAGGGTTCTATCTTCATATAGACTAAAACCAAATATTGTTTTTAATGCTCAAACTAATCAAACACCAGTTAGAATTGATGGTCCTCCTTTAGCATTATATCCTGCAGGTTCCTTCATTCAAGACTATGAATATAGATTTGGTTCTGGAGATCTAGACGAGTATAATGGAAGATTCTGTAAGACACCAGAGTATCCAGAAGGAACATATGCATATTTTGTAACTATTGATGCATCTGCAAGTGGTAATCCTGTATTCCCATATATCCTTGGACCATCTTATTATTCTGCAGTAGATAAGTGGAACCTATCTCAGAATGCTGTTCAATTCTTTATTCCTACAGACGTTGTAAGATATAGGGATCCATATGAAGATGTAGACATTGATACTGATAGACAGCCAAACCAAAGAACTGATACTTTAACTACTGAATCTGGAGAAACTATTATTTTTGAAATTCAAGATTCAAATAATGATGGTCTTATTGCGGAAAATGAAGAAGATGAAGTTCTAGAACTAACTGAAGAACAATCCTTGGAAATTTTTGATTATTTCCCAAGAGTAGATATTGAGTCTAAAGTAGATATTGAAGTAGAGACAATTACTAAATTTGAGTCTGCTCAAATCGATGGATTTGTTATTGAAAATCCAGGAATCAACTATAAAGTTAATGATAAAGTAACTTTTGATAATACTGATACTGATGGTTTCGGTGCATCAGCAAAAGTTGAGTCGGTTAAAGGTCCTAAAATCTTAAACTACACAACTTCATTTAATGATATTGATACTATTGCTACAATCACGACTGAACAACCTCATGGTCTTAGTATTGGTGACACCGTTATTATTGATACTGAACCAGCATTAGATACTAACTTTAAATCATTTAAGGTTAATACCGTATCTGGTGTAGAAAATATTGCTGTGATTCAAGGTGGTGTAGGATATAATTTAGATATTCCACCAGAGTATGAACTAATTTCTGAAGTTGGTCAAGATGCTTTATTAAACATTAATGTTGAATCACAAGGTAGCATCAATAGAGTAGATATTGTAAATTCTGGAAATGGTTACGATGTAGATAATCCTCCACAGATTCGTGTTACTCATCCTCAGATCTTTAAAAAAGCAAATTATTTTATCACAGAATTTGACGTTGCAGGTGGCCACGTTGAGTGGTTTGATTCTGTAGTTGCTGAAGATAGAAGTATCTATAGTTGTGGACGATTGGTGAGGGAAAATGGTGATAATATTGCAATTTTAGCTAAATTCAATAATGATGGTAGATTAGTATGGAGAAGAACTCTAACTCCATCATTACCTCTTTCTGGCACAAAAAATGCTGCCTGGAAGAGACTAGTTGTGGTTGATACAAATCCACATACAATTTATGTTGTAGGTGAAACTGTACAAAATACAGTGAATTTAACGTACAACCCTGATATTTTAATTGCAAAATATATTTCAGGATTTAATGCTCAAAATCAACCAGATGGTGTAATTCAATGGCAGAAAGAATTTGCAGGTATTTCGGGAACAACTAGAAGAGACTATGCTACTGCAATTGATTGGTCCGATGAACTTGATGCCCTAATTGTTGGTGGTTATACAGATACAAATAGTGCTTCTGGATTTGATATGTGGTTCGTTCTAATGAATGAGTTTAGTGATGTTGTTGAGAAAAGAAAACTAACCACAGATAATGAAACAGAGATATTAACTGATATTCATGTGCATGGTGAGCA